AATATATGATGCTCTGACGAGCGATGAGGAACTTTCTAAGATCACTATCAAATCATTTGAGCGTCCTGAAACCTTACCAACAGATCAGACGAGTATTGTTATTATCCCACTAGGGCCACCTATCCAAAGTGACCAGGGAAGTAATACGAGCTTTTCAAAAACATTTCTTTATCAAATCAACGTTGAATCGATTAACCGAATTGAATGCAAAAAATTGCAAGGGTTAGTCGAAAAGGTGATGGAATCTCAAGGATTCTACCAAATTGCTGGGGGTCTAGATGAATGGATCCCTGAAATCAAACGCTATGCAGATGCCAGAACTTACAAAGGGAAGAGCAAGCTGTATGACGATTATTAGAAAGGAAATTTAAAATGACACAACAAAAACAAGGTACAGCGACAGTCGGTTTTAAAAGTTTGACCGTTCGCATTTTGGATGGGAATCAAACCCCAACAGAAGGAGAAAACCTCTTCATCATCCAGGGTAAAAAGGGAGAAGGTGCGACTCAAACCGCAAAAATTTCTGGTCTTGCCGTTGACCCTACAAAAACATTTGGAAGCAACATCGCTTACCATGTAAATAACCGTGGAGTCGGAGATGTCAAGGTAGATCTTGGTCTCTTGGACATCCCAGTAGCGCTTTACGTTAAAGCTCTCGGATACGAAAACGATGATGACATCCTCGACTTTGGAGCTGATACAGTTTCAAAAGATGTTGCGATCTTGCTCGAATCAAATACCGCAGATGGCGGTGGGGCTTACTACGGATTCTACAAAGGGAATCTGTCAATGGATGCAATCGATCTTAACACGATCAAAGATAAAGCTGATGAACTTGCTACTACAGATGTATCATTCGCTGCAGGCGCAAGTACTGATGAGCAAACCAAGAACAAGTACGGTACAATGTACTTCGGAAGCGATGAAGCAAAAATCAAGAAATTGAAAGCCAAACTCGGTATGGCAGCAGCAGGATAATAATTGGGGCATTTAGCCCCTTTATTTATCTTTATATCGTTGTAAACCTTTACAATTATTGATATAATAAGTTGTGGAGGTTTTGTTATGAAAAATAAGAAAAATACAGTTTTGTTGACGTCAACAATTATGATTACTCTAGTTTCCATCGTACTTGCTATTATGCTCGTAAATTCCAACAACCAACTTTCTAAGACACACAAGGAATTGGAGAGCGTAAAGGAAGAAAAAGATAGAGCTGTGATGGTAAAAGATAAGCTCTCTACATACGTATCAAATGTAGATCACGATTTATTTCTGGAAGCAAATGATTTTGTTCTTGGAATGAATTCATTGACTAGCTACAAATTTGGTGATGGAGTTCTATTTGACAAAACTCAAATCGCTGTCAGCGAACCGAAAAAACAAACTTCCGGAATGCTTGCGATGAACCATGACTCTAAAAGTTTCATCCCAGTAACGGTAACACTGACTATAAAAAATAACGACTCATCGAATATTGAATTCAATCCAGGTAAATTCCTTGCGAGCGATGACAAAGGCAATTATCTTGCTTATGATTCCGTTATGTCTAACGATGCTACCGTTTCTGTTCAATCGGATAAAAGTGTCGTCATACAAGCCGGGAAAGAGGCAACCATAGCTATATTTTATGCGATGGATAATGACCATTCGGATAATGATGTCAATAAAATTGAATTTTTAAATAAAACTTGGACAAAATGAAATAAGCACCATTCGGTGCTTTTTTAATTATAGAAAGGCAAACAATGTCAAAAATTACATTTACCATGAAGAACGAAGCTGGAGAAGATGTACTTTACTCTAGTAAAGAAATTACTACTCGTGATTATCGTGATTACCTTGTATTGAACGACTCGCTCACATCAGACAAGACAGAAGTCGAAAAATTGGATCAACAATTAGGCTTCATTGCCTCACTATTCGAAAATGTGACAGTAGAGCAATTACTAGAACATACTGATTTTGCTAAAATCATTGAAGTGTTCACGGAAATCTATGCTCATCTTGTGGGTGATGTGGACCCAAAGGGGAAAAAATAGATCCTAAAAATGCATTAAAACGTTTCTACAAATTCGTTAAGGAAGTTGCTGATGGACCATATAACATGAATGTCCATGATGTGATGGAATTAAGCTGGGAAGATCTGATCGGAATTATTGATCTTGATAAAGATCAAACCGAAAATGCGTCTTTAGATCTAGCTGACATTTTTGGAGAAATGGAAGCATAAAGCCTCTTTGGGCTTTTTTTGTTTGTAAAAGGAGGAAAAATGGCAGGTGGAACGCCACTAGGACAAATGTACATCGAACTAGGGCTGGACGTGTCAAAGTTCAATCCTAGCTTAACAAGTGCAAAGAACGCTGTGAAGTATTTCCAAAATAATGTCAAAGCGCTCGATAGCACATTGAAAAACAATGGTAAGAGTACTGAACTCCTCAAAGCAAAATACAAGTCTTTAGGACAGGCCATTGAAGCACAAAAGAAAGTACTCGATCAAATGAAGCAGAACTTCGACAAGCTTGATCCAGGATCTGCCAAATTTGACAAAGCTGCTGCTGATATTGAGCGAGAAAACGCAAAATTGTCAGCAATGGAAGGACAACTCTACAAAGTTGAGCAAGCTTTGAAAGCTGTTGGACGTGAAAATAGCTTTTTTGGAAAAATGGAAAACTTCGGGAAGAATCTTGTTAAAAGTGGAGACAACATCCAAAAATTTGGCAAGAAAGTTTCTGACTTTGGAGGGACGTTAACCAAAGGAGTGACAGCTCCGTTGATTGCAAGCGCAGGATTTGCAGTTAAGGCTGCCGTGGATTATGAGTCTGCCTTTGCTGGAGTTAGAAAAACGGTTGACGCTACTGAGGGCGAATATAAGAAGATGTCAAATGCTATTCGTGAGGCATCTAAGACAATGCCAGCGAGTGCTGCGGACATTGCGAGAGTAGCGGAAGCGGCAGGTCAGTTAGGGATCAAAAAAGAAAACATTGTTGACTTTTCGAAAACCATGATCGACCTCGGTGAATCTACCAACATGACCGCAGATGAAGCCGCTACCGCAATGGCCCGTTTTGCCAACATCACTCAAATGCCACAGTCCGAATTCAGACGACTAGGATCTACTATTGTTGACCTTGGTAATAACTTTGCAACAACAGAATCTGAAATCATGGAAATGGGCTTGCGGTTAGCAGGTACAGGGCATCTGGTAGGATTGACTGAACCGCAGATTTTAGCAGTAGCAACTGCTATGAGTTCCGTGGGTATTAACGCAGAAGCAGGGGGTAGCTCATTCTCTCGTGTCATGCAAAAAATCAACACGCAAGTCCTTTCTGGTGGTAAAAAGCTAGAATTATTTGCAAAAGTATCTGGAATGAGCGCTCAAAACTTTGCTCATGAGTGGAAAACAGAACCACAAATCGCCTTATTAGCATTTCTTGACGGATTGAAAAAAGTCAAGCAGTCTGGTGGGGATGTAACCCAAACTTTAAAAGAACTGGGTATCAAATCAACTCAAGAAGTAGATACTATGCAACGTATGGCTGGTGCTGGAGACTTGCTATCACGAGCCTTAAAAACTGCAAATGGAGCGTGGAAAGAAAATACAGCCCTCACGAACGAAGCCAAAAAGCGCTATGAGACTACAGAATCTCAATTGAAAATCTTTAAAAACCAGATTACTGATTTGGCAATTGAATTTGGCGGACCGCTTCTGAAAGCAATGAACTCTGGCTTGCAAGCTGCAAAACCTTGGGTCCAAAAATTGGCGGACATGGCCAAGGCATTTAGTGAAATGAGCGAGTCTCAGCAACAGAATATCATTAAATGGGGATTACTTGCAGCAGGCGCAGGCCCAGCCTTATCAATCCTTGGCAAAGGTATCGGAGTTATCGGAGGTATCACTAAAGGTATCGGATTCCTTACTCAAGGAATTGGTAAAGTCGGAGGTGGACTTTCTGTATTAGGCAAGACATTCCAACTGTTTAAACAAGGTAGCAGTCTTTCTTCTGCATTTAAAACTGCAACAACCGGCATCACTGCAACTAGCACTGCTGCAGAAGGTGCAGTAGCTTCTACTGGTCTATTAGCAAAAGGGATTGCACTGCTTGGGAACCCTGTCACTTGGGGAATCCTAATAGGCGGTGTTGCTGTTGGTGTGATTGCTGCAGTGGCCAAAGAAATGGCAGATGCAGACGAGAGGACAAGGACCTGGGGAACATCGGTAAACAAGGTCCAGGCTGAGGAACTATCGAAATTAAAAGCTAAAATCGATGATGCCCATCAAGCAATGATCGGATTTGGAAACGGTGGATCTCAAGCCGTTGAAAATGTCCGTAAGAGCGTCCAAGGACTTTCAAGCGACCTACAAAAAGCAATTGACAAGGATCTTGAACGCACTCAAAAAAATCTTGAAAAAATTGGAGCTTCAGAAGAAGTCCAAAAACGTGCTGTAGCACAAGCAGAACAGCAGAAGAAAAACGTCCAGACAATGACTGATGAGATCATCCAAATCTATCAAGATGCGTCTGACAAAAAACGTAAGATCACTCGTGAAGAACAAGCACTCATCTACGATTATGAGAACCAATTTATCAACAAACAACTGGAAATGCAGAAATTTTCTGCAGATGAGCGCACAGCGATTATTAAAGCGATGAATGGCCAGATCAACGACTTGAATGAGACCCAGTTGAGAAAAGGTTCTGGAGTCGTTGCTAAATGGTTGAAAGATGAGATCAAACTTTACGAAGACCAAACAAAAGCTTTAAAAGAAGAGTACGACAAAAAAACTATCAATAAAGCCGAATATAACCAAAAAATGGAAGAGTTAAGCGCTCAGCATAAATCCAAAATGGAAGCATTTGGCCGTGAGTATGCTGCTCTTCAAAAGAAATTGAGCGAAAAAGTACCGCTTAATTTTGGCGATGATCGACAACGTGAGCTGTATTTTAGCCAATTACGAAAAAGTTGGGCAGAACTTGGCCTTGATTACGACAAGATGATGGTTAAGGCAGATCAGTTTGCCGACGTCATTGGACGTTCTTCCGGCATGGTTGCAAAAGATACTGTAAATATGTCTAAAGAAACGAAAGAGGCCAACCTAATATGGAAAAGCCTCATCTGGGATCCGAAGACAGCGTCAGTAAAAACTAATGCACAAGAAGAAGTAACTAAAGCTCTTCAAGCTGAAAACGGCTGGGAGAATATGCAGTTTATCCTCAAGAACGCAAATCTTGAAACTAACGCTAAGATGACAATCGGTCAAGCGCTGGTTGAAGTTGGTAAGTGGGACAGCTTAACCCCTGCAGAAAAAGAATTAGTCGTAGGCAACAATCAAGGTATGCAAGCCATCCTTGATAATAAAACATTGTTAGAACAATACAATGCTATGCCAGCGGAAGTTAAAGAACTCTTAATGAAGAATACTGACTTCCTATCATCGGGTGAACGTGCTACTGCGATCATTGAGCGTTGGAATACACTCACACCAGAGCAGAAAGAACTGATCTTAAAAGATGCTGCGAGCGATAAAGCTGAACGTGTAAAACTGGCAGTTGATTCGTTAACTGGTATGGCTCACGTAGTCAACTTGGATGCAGAAGACAAGACCAAGAGCGCTATCGCTAGTGCGATGTCTAGCATCTTAACACTACCTACCGACCATAAGACGGACTTGATTGCAACTCCAGACGGTGTAACGCTTGGAACTAACCAAGCAATGGGCGCTTTAGGATTATATAACGGATTTAACGTACCAACAAAACAAATTACCGCTGATCCAAGCAATGCGAATAATGCTGCACAGCAAGCGATTAACAAACAGCAAGAATGGAATAACACTCCAAGCCCTGTTAAACCACAATTAGGTGATCCAACTGGTGCTATCACTGCTGCACGACAAGCGATTGATAATCAAAACGCTTGGAACGCTACACCAAGCCCAACTAAGTCCATAACAGGCGATAGCACTAGTGCGGTTAATGCTGCGAACAGTGCTACCAATGCTATCAACGGTATTCCAACAAGTCACCACACGACTATCACAGCTACAGAAGTAGTAAATAAAGTGATCAACTCATTCTCCCGTGTTTTCGGACCAAGACACGAAAAAGGTACGAACTTCCACGAAGGTGGTCTTGCAATGGTTAATGACCAGCGAAATGCAGTCTACAAAGAAATGGTAACATTACCAGATGGAAGCTCATTTATTCCAGATGGACGGGACGTTGTACTCAACTTGCCTCGTGGATCCAAAGTATTGCGAGCTGATAGAACTAAGCGCTTGATGAAAAATCTTGGCTTCCCAAGATATGCAACAGGGGTCGGAATTCCGGAAGATGCCAAATTCTTGCGAGAAATGAAAAATGCCAGCCAGCAATTTTTATTTAAAGAAACATCCACTGGAAATAGCTACAGCGGTGAAAATATCGTTGCTGAGATCGCAATTCTGAGAGCAAGTTTAGAAAAGATCCTTACTGCTATCCTTGAAAAACCGTCAGAAACGTATCTGGACGGTGATGTTTTAGCGCAGAACAGCTATCAAAGATATTCTAAAATCATGGCGAGGGAGGGAATCTAATGTTTAACATGATTATAAATGGATTTGACACTGGATCAATCCCAAACTGCTATGTGACGGATTTTGGAGAAGACCAGACGGCTACATCAAGGGTCGAATCAAATACGATTTACGGGGCAAATGGAGATTATAATCTTTATGATGGAGCTTATGACGGGTACGATAAGACAGTGAGTTTATACGTTGTCAAAACAAGTGAAATCGAAATGATTGTCAATCAATTCAAACCAGAGGAAAATAAAATAGAGTTTAGTCATCGACCAGGCTCTATTTTTTATGCTGATTTTCAGAGCGCATCATTTAAACAGAACGGTTTGCATGCTTGGACTTTAGAAATTAAGTTAAAGATGCATCCATTCCGTTACTTAAATAATGATGCCGTAGTCACCTTAGCAGGTAACGGCACAGTAAATAATCCGGGAACAGTATATTCTGAGCCTATCATCACAATCGAAGGTAATGGAGATGTTTCTCTCACTATCGGGAAGAAAACAATGCAACTTACGATTGATACGAAAGCAACAATTGACTGTCGTCACAAAAAACAAAATGTCTATGATAAAAACGGAAATCTGAAAAACACATTGAGAAAAAGAGGTGGTTTCTTTGAAATTGCTCCAGGTACATCCGGTATTGCAGTTTCAGGAACCGTATCAAAAATCACAATTAAAGGGAATTGGAGGTATAAAGTATGATTTATCTACAAGAGGGAAACTTCCCTCTTAACGAAGCTTTTAGCCCCGAAATCGTCCAGGAAGCTAACAGCACCTATCAGCTTACCTTTAAATTTCCAACATCAGATCCAAAATGGGCATTGTTAATTCCGGAAACAGAATTAGTTGCCGATGATTTGCATGGCGAACAGTACTTTACTATCTTTGAAGTCGAAAAGCAACATGGATATGTCACTGTATATGCCAATCAAGTAGCTACGTTGTTAAATGGTTATTCCATCAACAAGATCAATGTCGATCGAGTGAATGGAGCAACTGTGATGAATGCGCTTGTTGCCGGGTTTAAACGAGAAACACCATTTACGTTTTTTTCTGATGTGATGTCGAAACACACCCTCAATCTTAAAGATGTCTCAGCGATGGAAGCCTTAGCCAAAGACAAGCACTCTATCGTTGGGCAGTGGGGTGGGGATCTTGTCCGTGACAAGTACAGTGTTCGCTTGCTGGAACATGGCGGAATCGAAAACGAATCATTGTTTGCCTACAAAAAGAACATGAAGTCGTTTCAAGAATCGAAATCCACTAAAGAGTTGAGAACACGGATCCATTTTAAAAAGGTTATCGAAGCGCACGAGGAAGGAAAGAAAGATCAGATCTTAACCGTGACCATTGATAGCCCACTGATCAATAAATACAAGCATATCTACGAAGCAGATATGGAAGTACAAGATCAGGA